CTGGTGTCAGCTCCCTAAACTCATCGCTCTTCGCGAAGTCAACGTGCTCCCTGAGGTGCACCATGGAGTTATCGACGAACGGTCGGACCATGGGTTGCATGTTCTTCTCGATAAATCGGTCCTGCTCCTTGGCGGCATCTTCGATATCCAGATCCAGAGAGCCTTTGAGCGCCAACTCCCCGAACTTCTTGAGGATGGTGATCTGCATTTCCTGATCTTGCGGGTTGATTATGCCGAGCTGTACTAGCTGGCCGATCGTTGCGCGCTCGGTCGCGTTCGATTTTGGAGCGAGGGCGTTCCAATCGACAATCACATTACAGCTACCCTGCAAGTCGGCCTTCGTGAACTTCTCGACTTTCCACTTTCGGTTCTTTCCGACACAAGCGCGAATGCGGACGTCGTCCCAGTTTTCGCGGCAAATCTCGAGGGCCATCTTATCGAACTCGGCCCAACCTTGTGCCCACCCCGAACGGAGGGTAGACAGAGACTGCTGCCCCTTCTCGCCCAAATAGGCGAGGGCCGAGGCAGCAGTCACTCCCGGAGGAGCGTTTCCGCCTTGGAGGAAGAATGTGCCGGCTACTCTCTCCATCCAATCGTCAATCTCTTTTAGCAGCGCCAAGAGGGCGCCTAGATTATTGAGATCAGCCGGAACACGTTCGGGTTTCGCGAAACTGGTACCCCCTACCGATTGGGGGTTGTAGTCGATTTGCTGTCCAGGCTCACCAGTTAGGATGTCAACCCCACAGCCCTTCGGCAACAGCCATACCGCATTGCCCATACGCTGCACCGATAGGCGGATGTTAGCTTCGACCATGTTCCGGAAGATCTGGATGGGAACCAGATCATCCATCGGCGTTTTGCGCCATAGGCGACCGGGAACGATGTTTGCGCCCCAATGGATTAGGGGCAGGAAGCGTTTCCCCCGCTTAACTCCGGCGCCGTACACGGTCGGCAACGGACCAGCTTCTACGATCGCTTCGCTTGAAGTCTTCCCCAGGCGAATTGCGTATAGGCCTTCCGGATACTTCTTTGAAGGAAGTTCTCGTATTGCATACGCGGTCACCTTCGGGTACTTCCCGGAAGTGGAACTGTTCGAAGCTAGTCCAGCACCGAATGCGAAGTCGGGTGTGAGATTGGCAAACAAGTCTAAATAGAACTGAGAAGTGTCGTTGGATGTGCCAGCATCAGGCTGAATTTTATCTTTGTAGTCTGGCCAGTTCTCCTTGGCCCACGCAAGATCGTAGCGCTTCTGATGGACGAAATTGTTCCATTTCCTGACGTCTGTAATCCGGTAATCTCCGCGGATTTCGAATGGCCCACAAACTTCAAGCTGCAGAGCGCCGACAGGATACTGCTCATCCACGGGCTTCTCGCCACCCTCCTCTGGTGCGGGGGGTTGCTGATCTGGTGGAGTGGCGTCGGGATTGCCGGGCTCGGAATAGGTTGACTTTGTTCCGGGATTGTTCTCTGCCGGCACCTTCGTAGTGCCAAAGCGCTCATCCATGTCGTAATGCGGTATTCCGAAAGCGTTCCCGGTAATTATGAGCCAAGATGCAATCAACTGTGCTTGTTCGTCGGCGCACGCTTCCGTATAGAAAACATCGCGGAGGCTCTCACCGATTTCGGAAATGGCCATGTCTTCAGGATCGTCAGTAGCTGGCGCATACGTGATCGGAACTCGACCGCCCTGAAGAAGCTGGGTGATTAGATCGTTCGCCTTCTCCGCGAATTTATTAGTCTGACTCCTTGGGAACCACACCGGCAACTTGCGTCGAACCCATTGACCGCCGACCCTGCGCAACCATTGTGCCCCACTATAAAAAAAGACCGATCTCGCCCAGTTACACTCGAAAAAGACGCGAGAGAATGAATCTGCTTTCAAACACCGGTCGATGCGATCGTTAATGTCTTGGAGGACTTCGGGATCGCGGAGATCATAAGGTGAGGATTTTATGGCGTCATCCCCTTCTTCGTATCCAGGAGCCTGCTGGGGTTTCTGGATCGGATTGATCGGGTCAATGTTTTGGGACATCGTTAGGCACCTTTTACGATTATCTCACGTGCGTGCTTGGCTAAATAATCTATCGCTTTTTGAAGAAGAAGGGGCGAATCTTTGAAATTACCCAACCCGGAGTTGCATTGAGCACACAGGAGATCCCGGCGACAATTGGCGCAGGATCTTCTGGCGGGGCAACATGTATGGTCATGGTCTGTGCACGGCGTGGTTACGAACTTATTACCACAGCAGGCACAACAATCATTTTGTGAGGCCCGCTTTTCTATAAACCATTCGGGGTCGAGACCATGGCGTCTCTTAGCAGCATACGCGCATGCTTTTTCTCTATGGGAATCGTAGTAAGCTTGCGAGAGCGCACAAATCTTTTCTTTATGGCGAGAGTAGTATTCCCGCGCCTTCGCGTTAAATTTCTCTTTGTTGAGAACGTAGTGGGCGCGGCGCTCTTCATTATTTTTGTAGGGCATCGGTTTCCTCTATTGGTTCCTCTTCATCAAGTGCCCCGCCCTCCCAACTTTCTTCAAAAATTTCTGCCATCTCCTTCATGTAGTCTGCTTTCTTCCCGTCCGCATCAAGTCTGGCTGCGCTCGCCTCTGCGACACCGGTAGCGCTCGCGGGGGGCAGCCCCGAGGACACGAACAAAGAATCCGCTATCCGATCGGCGCGCTCCCGCTCACTATCAATGCGCTCTCGCTCGTGGGTAAGGAGGTTTTCGCACTTCTGGGCATATTCCTCCGCGCGCCGCTGAAGCGTTACCGCCGTTTTGATCTGCTCATCGGCGAGCGTTGCCATGAGCGTCAGTTCACGTTCCGAGACAAGCCTCCATCCGAACATTAAGTTATCTCCCCTCTTCGGTGAACCAACTGTGACCACCGCATAAGATCTATTTCGTCCAGCGCCCTTACTAAACATTTCTGCTGCGCAGGCGACAAGACCTCCATCACTTTTTTGGCTTGCATTTCCAGCAAGGTATCCGCATTGGTATCACCGATCATTCGTCACTCCAGTCGAAACTTTCTTTCTTGTGTGGAAAATCTTCTTCGCCTCTAATCGAGTGGACCTCATCTTCCCGGTCCATGTCGCTAAGGGCGTTGTTTTTTGCCCCGCGTTTCAAGGCCCGCTTTCTATCGAGCGCCCGCCATTCTTCTGCGGCTCCGCGGTCATACTTCTCGAGGTTGAGCCATTTGTCACCGAGATCCTCACCGATCTTCGAGGGTTCCGGTTTCGTCATGATGACGTAGCGCAAGGCTTCGACCGCGTCGAAGCGGGCGGTAGAGGTTTTGTACATCTTGTCAACTTTTTCAGGATCCCACTTGCAGATGTCTAGTTCTTTGCGCGTGACGTTCGCGGACTTAAAAACAAAAAGCTTAGGAGAACCCTTCGTGCGAAATTTTTCATACTTGACCGCAGGCTGCGTCGTTTCGTACCAGTGGGGGAGCTGCCGGTATCTCTGAACATGTATATAACCTTCCATCCGGAGGAGGCCGGGGTTGATGTCTTTGATAGCGGGGTTAGCGTAGATCCCGAGGTCAGAGAGTTCGACGGTAGCAACTTTGTTTTCGGGATCAAGAACAAAGGTTGTCCGTCGCTCGTTCCAGGGTAAGTTACGCTTGATCCACTGAACGACTTCACTGACCCGGCCTGTGCGGCCGTGGAAGCCGTTGGTGACGATGAGATTCCCCTGCTCATCGGCATAAACCGGTACGACCGCCCAAGGACTATCACCGCCAACGTCGATGCCCCCAACCAAAGACCAATTCCGAGGAATGGGGAAGTCGTCGATGACATGTACGCTGGCGTCGTTGTAATCAACAAGGCCGCCAGAAAAATCAGGGAACATTTTTCCCTTAAAGTCATCGAATTGCCCCCAGACGAATCGTTCGACCCACTGGATTCCGTACGTTTCGAGCATGCTGTCGAAGTAGGCATCTTCTACGAAGCCCCCATTTGAAATTCTGTTCTCTTCTGAATTGACGCAGACGCCCAGAGTGTTTTTTGCCTGGCGCATTACTTGGAAGAACTTTCCGTCGATCGGCATCGCCTGCCCATCTGGTCCCTTCGGCCAAGGTAGGACCTTCTGAAAGAACTTCTCCCAGAGCCAGTCTCGGCCGGCGGGGTTGAGGGTGCAGAAGCCGAACTTCTTTGGGGCGCGGGGTAGACGGAGACGGGAACAGAGTGCATTCCAATGCTCATTCACAATTTCTTCCGCTTGGTCGACTCCGAACCATCCCCAGTTCGAACCAATCCTGCCGGTGCCCGTGCCCGCGCCGGCGGCGCTGGTTCTGTCTTTGATGTGGTCGAATGTGATTATCGAGCGGTTCTTGAGGACCACGATTTTCTTGTTTTTGTTGTAGGTCTTAATCCAAGCTGGCGGGCATACCTCTTCCATGAAGAGCGGAACCAAGCGCTTCTCAACATCAGTGCCGCGGTAGCACAGCAGAGCGCCAACGTTGCCTGGAATAGCTGCAGATAATATCGCGCCTTTAAGGACAGCCGCAAAGCTTTTCCCGGAACCGAAGCCACCGCTGATCCCAGAAAATCTTTCTGGTGCAAAGATGAAAGCGCGTTGGCTAGGGAGAAGATCTTTAACTTTCGCACCTACTTGCTCCTCTAACTCGTAGGGTCTGAAACTGGGAACTTGGATGGGCACTTCTTTAGTGTAAATCAAAGGGGTCGGTTTTGGATACCGGAGCCCCGACCTGCTTTCCCGTCCAGCTCTAGGCGGCGTCCGACGGGCTCCAAAATTTACAGTATCCGGCGGCGCTGACCTTCACGTCCCCATCTTTGCCGCGGGGGCGCATGGACAGTTCTTTCATTTTGGGGCCGTTACATTCAGATTGGGTTTTTTCGAAGTGGGTGCAGTTGGAGCAGCGCTCCGGGCCGGTGTGGCCGAGGGTATATCCGGTACGCGGTTCGACTGCCCTTTTCATACAAGTTTTTTCGCGCCGATACCACCCTGAATGTGCCTGGCGCCGGCAGCAACCGGACCGGCTAATGCACCATAGGCGAGCGGAACGTTGTGAAGAAGGAAGAAAACCAATGCAGGTGCAGATGCGAAGGCAATGAGCATTCCGTCTCGCAGGTAAAGCGCAATCGCCGTCGGTTTAAGACCTACCAGCCAGTCGAAACTTTCGATGTAGCCCTTCGCATAGGCTTTCTCGGACTCGATGACGTCGAATACATCGGCGCCAAACGCAAAACCGACGGCGATCGCAAATAGGACATAAAACAGCATGTTAGGCAGCGGGCGCTGGAGTTGGCGCGGGAGCCGGGCTCTCTGCAGCGATGGCGGCCTGCACGCTCTGGTCAATCGTAGTCACCTGCGCGGTGATCGCATCCACGGAAGATTGCGGTACGCTATTGGCTTGCAGGGCGATCAGGGCGGTGATATCGGTTGACAGTTGGGTTACGGCGGCGGTTAGTGCGGTAATGCTCATGATGAGATCCTCCAGGAGGTTTCGGAATGTTCGCATGATTAATACTACGCGAAATTTTCTTTTTGGGGGCGCATCGAACCTGACAGGGTGCCGGCTTGTCCACCCATACCTTGATGGAGAGAACCCTTCTGTGACTGCTGGAACTTCTCGTAATTCTGCGCCCGCTTTGCCTGCCCGGCGCGCCGGATTCCATTGAACGGATTCGGGGTAGATGGGGTTTCGAGGCCCGGCATGCTCGGGGTCTTCACCTGGAACTTGTTATCGATATGGGACTCGGCTCCGAACATTACTCTCCTACGCGCTGGCTGCCAGACTTGTTGGAGGGTTGTTTAGTGTACTTGTTGCCCGGTTGGCTGCCGAT